TGCGGATTGACCAAAGGAACGCCGGGGCTGCTGTTACTCAAACAAATGCGTATCCTTACACACTAGATAGGTGGCAGTGTGGTGGCTCTCAAAACAGTAAATTTACTGTGCAACAGTCTTCTATTACTCCTGATGGGTTTACTAATTCCGCTCTCATTACCTCACTCTCTGCTTACACAGTAGGTGCAGGAGAAAACTTTCTTTTCTCTCAAAGCATAGAAGGTTTTAACACAGCGGATTTTGGATGGGGAACAGCTTCTGCCGCAGCAATTACGTTGTCTTTTTGGGTTCGTAGTTCTTTGACAGGTACATTTGGTGGCTCAATTCAAAATGCAGCCACAAACCGCTCATATCCTTTTACTTACACAATATTAGCTGCAAACACATTTGAATACAAAACAATAACTATAGCTGGGGATACAAGCGGAACATGGTTAACAACAAATGGTGTTGGAATTATTGTTAGGTATGGTATTGGAGTGGGTGCTACTAGCAGTGGTGCTGCTGGTGCATGGGCTGGTGCAAACTACCTCTCAGCAACAGGTGGTACAAGCGTAGTCGGCACATCTGGAGCAACCTTCTACCTAACAGGAGTGCAGCTAGAAAAAGGCTCAACCGCCACAGATTTTGAATACGTGGATTATGGTCGGCAGTTGCAGATGTGTCAGCGGTATTATGAAACTAGCATTACCGGCGCTGGTTCAAGAAATTCAGATAATTATGGCATTTATGCTGGTGTGTTTAAAACAACAAAACGAGCTAACCCTAGTGTTAGTTATGTTGCATCAGGAGCACAGGGCGGTCTAGGTGGCTTTTATCTTGGCCCAAACTTAGATGGCTTTGTTGCGTATTCAACTTCAACAAATGCAAGTAGTGGGAATTATTTTACATACACTGCTACAAGCGAATTATAAAGTTTACACATGTATAAATTATCAATACACCCAGATACTAAACAAATTAACTGTGTTCAACGCCTCGCCGACAACGCCTTCATCCCCTTTGACCCAGCCAACACCGACTACCAGCAATATTTAGAGTGGCTGGCAGAGGGTAATGTCCCAGAGGCTGCTGACTGATGCTTGGCTTTTCCACCTTTGCTCAAACACCTCTTTCAGCAGTTCGGCCTCTTTACAATGTCAGCTTTGCTCTAACGTCCGAAAGCACCGCGTCAGCATACGGGATTCGATATGCCTTTGGTGGTGCGACTATAGTTGGTGAGTCTGTTTTGGATGTGGCCACAAACAGGCTTACTTTCTCATCAGTGTTGATTACTGGTGAGTCTGTCATTCCTGATGTGCATACAGTCACAATCTTGCGAACGCAATTTAGCATTGACTCAGCGTCAGACTTTGCTGCCACGGTTGCCTACACGACAAATGGCGCTACCTTGGTGGCTGGTTACTCATCCTTTATTGCTAATATCCGCGAAAAGTGGGAAAATGAAGCAATAGCCACAGAAGCATGGTCAACTGTTGACCCGACAAGCGAAATCTGGACTGTGATACCTGCACAGTCTGAAAACTGGAACTAATCATGGCAGATACCTCAACTACAAACCTTAGTCTTACAAAACCTGAAGTGGGTGCTAGTGCCGACTCATGGGGTACTAAGATAAACGATAATTCTGATGCTATTGACTTATTGTTTCCATCGGGCGACCTAGCTGTTGCTAACGGTGGAACAGGAGCGTCAACCGCTTCAGCGGCGCGTACAAACCTTGGCGTAGTAATTGGTACAGATGTGCCGTCTCCAACTGGTACTGGTGCTTCTGGTACGTGGGCCATAAATGTTACTGGCAACGCTGGTACGGCAACAGTTGCGACCACTGCGGTCGGCCTTGCTGCTGCGACATGGTCGGTGTCTGAAGTCGCTGGAGTTTTGTACTTCAAGGTGTCTGGCGTTAACAAGGCAAAGCTAGATGCTAGTGGCAATCTTACTGTTGTCGGCAACGTTACAGCTTACGGGAGCGTTTAATGGCATTACCCGGCTCAGGCGCGATTAGTCTTTCCGAAATTCAAACTGAGTTTACGGGTAGTAATCCAATATCTATAAGTGAATATTACCGTGGCGTTGGCGTAACTGACAACAACACTGGTGTGCCCACTAGCGGTGCTATTAGCTTGGCCAACTTTTACGGCGCTGTCAGGCAGTTTGCTTTTACATCAGGCGCAGAATTAATAGAGCCATCGAATTTAAGGACAATGGCTATTGCGGCTGGCTGGGATGAGTCTGCACCTGTGGTGTTTACTAATACTGGTATTATCAGTTCTAACTCAACAGGCGTTGCGGCTTTAACCGTTAATGGCTCTTTCCCCGGTGGTGTCTCATTAATAAACACTGGATATATTGTTGGGCGTGGTGGCAATGGTAACGGAGGCGTAGGCGGTGTTGCTCTAACAGCATCTGTCGCAATCAGTATTGATAACAGTGGGACAGTGGCTGGTGGTGGCGGTGGTGGTGGTTATGGTACGCCCGGCGGCACTGGTGGTAACTTAGGTGGTTACGGTGGTGGTGGTGGTGGTCGGACAGGCTTAACTGCGTCATCGGGTGGTGCTGGCCAAGGAGGTGTAGTATTCCCCGGCTCTGCTGGAGCGGGTGGTAATTTTAATGGTGGCGGTGCTGGTGGAAGTGCTGGCTACCCTCCTTACGGTGGCGGTGGCGGTGCTGGTGGTACTTGGGGTGCAACTGGTGCAACTGGTATAAACGGCTCCGACCCTGTTTGGAATTCACCTCAAGCTGGCGCAGCAGGCGGTGCTGCTGTTTCCGGCAACAGTTATGTCACATGGGTAGCCACAGGCACGCGCTACGGCTCTTTGGCTTAACGTCTTAAATATTTATTTCTGGAAATCACATCTGATGGAATCAATCGACCCAATCCAATATGGAAGACTTATTGCCCAAGTGGAAAACCTTACTAGGAAAGTTGATGGCATGGATTCTGATGTCAAAGAGTTGCTTGCTTTAGCCAATAAATCTAAGGGCGGCTTCTGGATGGGGATTGCAATTGCGTCTGCCCTAAGTGCTTTTGTGGCGTGGTTTGTATCCACGTGGACTAGGTAATGCTGCTGGAATTAGCTGCCGCCAATGCTGCCTTTGCAACCGTCAAACTTGCGCTAAAAAATGGGCAGGAACTGGCCCAATGCGCTGAAAAATTAGGGGAGTATTTTGGCCTCAAGGCTGACATTGCAAAGCAGGCATCAAGCAAGGGCAGCGACTCAGAAGCATTCTGGGCAATGGAAAGTTTGCGAGAAGCGGAATCTGAGTTAAAAACCATGCTTATTTACTCAGGACGACCGGGCCTGTATGACGATTTTTTACTTTTCCAAAGTCAAAAAAAGCGTGAGCGTGAGCAAGAAGTACGCGACAAAGCCCTTGCAGTGTATAAGCGCAGGCAGTTGGTCTGGTCTTGGATAAATGGCATACTGGTCGGCGTGGCGGTGCTGACAGGCGTAATCGTCATTGCTGGGCTAGTTTGGTTAATAGTTAAAAGAGGTATTTGATGAATGAACTTATCAGCATGGTCAAAGGCTTCGCGCCCGGTATTGCTACTGTACTTGGTGGCCCTCTGGCTGGGATGGCAGTTACTGCGCTTTCTAAAAAACTTGGCGTCAAAGATGAAATGGACGCCGTAATGCAGGCCATTAGCAAAGACCCAGAGGCAGAGGCAAAAATAAAGCAGCTTGAACACGATAAATTTAAAGCTATCCTTGCAGATAAAAACAGCGCACGTGAGCGTGAGATGGCTATTGCCTCCAGTGCAAATGCCCCTCTGCTTAACAAGATTGTCACGCCCGCTTTGGCGCTAGGTGTTGTGGGCCTGTCGTTCATTCTGTTTGCGGTACTCATCTTCGTGGAAGTAAAGCCTGAAGCCAAAGACATCCTGATTTATATTTTGGGTGTTTTGTCTGCTGCGGTAACACAAATTCTGTCGTATTACTTTGGCTCAAGCGTGGGCAGTAAAGACAAGGGCGACCAACTACGGAACGCCGTCAAATAATTTGGGAGTACGTTATGTCATTCTGGCTACCTGTTGCTTTTATATGCCTCACCAGCGGCAACTGCGGCTTTGCTAACGGCAAACTAATGGCAACAGCCAGTCAGTGTGAGCAGAAGAACTATTCGGTCAGACAGAAGCTGACCACAGACCTAGATGTAGCAAGTTTTGAACTTTCGTGCATACAAATAAAGAAAGACCAATTCATATGAAACTATCAGCAAATTTCTCACTTAACGAACTCACCAAGTCTGAGGTTGCCACCCGCAATGGCATATTTAACACGCCATCAGCGCTGGTCATTGAAAAGCTACAAGCCTTGACTGACAACATCTTGCAACCGCTGCGCGACAAGTTTGGCCCAGTCATTGTTACCAGCGGCTACCGTTCGCCAGAGGTCAACAAAGCTGTTGGGGGCTCTTCAACTAGCCACCATTGCTTTGGGTATGCTGCTGATTTTTCCGTTCTGTCAATGGACAACCGTGAGTTAGCCATTTTTATTCGAGATGAATTGGCAGAATTTACACAGTTGATACTTGAATTTTACAATGGCGACCCAGACTCCGGCTGGGTGCATTGCTCCTATGACGCAACGGACTTGAAGTGCCAGACGCTAACCGCGAGACGGGTTAACGGTCGCACTCAATACAGCAACGGGATTCTTTGACCGACCTACAACGACCACTTCTTTTGTTGAAAAAAGGTGGCCGTTTGCGCAGACGTAACGCCTGTAGGTAGAGCCATTCGCACGCTGTCTGGTTTCCTTGACCTCGCACCAAGCGCGGCATTCTGGACATATCATTTAACTTTGTCCTGTTTGCCGTCTTTGAAGTGCAGGTTATTGCCAACTCTGCTTGGATACCTGTCATGGTCATCAGCACCGACTCGAACGGCTGGCTTGGGCGGTTCGTTATAAACGCCATCCATTTTGCTGAAGGTCATGCTGCGTGCAATAGAAATTTCGTCTAGGAGTTTTTGTCGTTCGTTCATTTGTCTGTGTTTGGGTTTGTGGGTACTTGCTGCACCCGGTCTTTGTAAGTTGTGTACCGCCAAGAAGAAGCCTCTGCGTCTATACGCTGCCAGACTACCTCTTGCTCATCTTTAGTAAAAAATGGCCACTGCGACACCTCAATGTACGTGCGTCCGCACCCTTTGCAGACCTCATCAAATAGTGTTGTGCAAACGGCGATGCATGGCGAGTCAAGCCTCATGTGTTTTTATCCTTCAAAGCCTGTTCAACGGCAGCTCCATAAAACAGCCAGTCAGCACTCATACAGCCAGCTTTCATTGCTACCTGAATATGCTCCTCATTGGTCAGTGCTACCC